TGCGTTTCTTCGTCCACACCTGACAGGCGCGCGTCGATGTCTTGCGTTATCTCTGGCAGGTTGGTGCCAATGAATAGCTCTAACGCCGTGCGCACGCCACCGCAAGCGTCTATAAGTTCAGTAAAGAGCGTGCCCACCATGACGGGGGTAACGGCTTTGTTAGCCACCGCGTCGCGGATTGCTGCCGCCTTTTCCCTTAACGCCTGCGGGTCAAATGCCTGAAGCCCTATGTTTGTAAGTTCCATTATGCGAATACGTCATTAAATTGGTTCGTAAATATGCTTGTTACTGCCTGGCCGCTCTCGCTTGGTGCTGGGTCATTCTTGGCAGCGGCCTGTATGGCCTTGTTGAGTGTCTTTTCCAATACGTTCTCCTCTGGTGTGCCGTCGCTCGCCAAGGCTGGCGGTGCTGCTTCTGTCTTCACGCCACTGTCGTACATGGTGCCTATGGTCGTAATAACGTCAGGGCGTACCAAAGGCGGCAAGATAGGCGGCCGCATAGGTCTGAAACGCCATGGCCATACGCGCCTTATTAGTGCGCTTTCGTCCTTTTGGGGTATTTCGGTAGCGGGGCAGATGTCACGCGCTGCCACCAGTTCTGCCGTGCGGCTGTCCACAATGTCGCCCAGGTCATACTCCAGCACCATGCCGTCCTTCAGGCGGTCGGTAATGCTTATACCGTTGCGCTCTGCCAGGGCGAACACACCCACGGCACTGCCCAGCACCTGAATAGCCACGTCGAGGAGGCTCTGTCTATCTTTTACCGTTATTTTCATCTTACTTTATTATTAGCGTTCCGTCCTCTTGCAGGCTGACCGTCTCGGCGGCCACCTTGCAGGCACGCAGCATTTTTTTTGTTTCCTGTGGCCAGAAAGGATCGACACAACCGCCCAACTGCTGGCGTACCTCGGCTCCCAGCAGGGGAAATTCTTTGAACTCCCCACGCATGGCAAGCAGTACGCTTTCACATACCTGTCCCTCGCAGTCTGTCACGATGCCCTGTTTGTCCCTGCCGATGAGCAGGTCTCCCGTTTTGGTATCTGTTATTAGTCCTTTCATTGCCTAATGTTTTACTGTCTCGTCCTCATAGTCGCCGCGCTTGGATAAGGTCAGCTGCTTACTTGCCCATGAACTGACAGATCCCTTCAGGGCTGCGCCGCCGTCCTGCGGTGCTGGCACCCACGACGAAAAGACTGTTTTAAGTTTGTTAATGTCCTTTTCTATTGCGTTCAGCTTGTCGGTCAGCTCCTTTATTTTTATCAGGCCGCCCAGGTCTCCACCGTTGAAGACTGCCGCGCTGTCGTCGATGTCCAGCGTTATGCCGTCTTTCACGTTCAGGCTGATGCCGTCCTCGGTAATGGTCAGTTTTGTGCCGTCGTTAATGTTCACCTCGATGCTTTCCACGTCCTCGGTGAGCACCACCACGCCAGCGGCATAACCTGACAGCATGGCCACAGTCACATAGCTGCCCTTACGCGGAAAGAGCACCACGCCCACGGCAGCCTCTTGGTTGGCTTGCAGGTTCACGCCCAAAATGGGCGCGTCCTCATTGATAGGCTCCACGTCCACCGTGCGGGCTTCCGTGTCCACTGCCGAAACAGTGCCCACCAGCAGGTTGGCACTGCTGCCTTCGTTGGCAAGCTGTCTAATTATGTTTTTTAGTCCGCTCATTATTTGGCTACTCTTTGGCCGAGGGTTATTTCCTGACGGTAGCCACCCGTGCCGTATTTAATTACATTCTTTTGTACTTGGTACACGCCCATTTTATTGCCGTCTATCTTTATGCCGATAGCGTCCAGCTTGTCGACCAGACGGTAGCCGAATGTGGTAAAGCTACCTTTAAGGCCGTCCACCTTTAGTCGTTTTATTTCCTGTTCTGCCCACGCTTTTAGCTCACTTTCGCTCTTGTTGTAGGTGTGCAGTGTCCTGTGTTCGCCGTCCTTGTCGCCGACCTCCACTTTTATTTTTTTGTTGTTCGGCATGATGCTGACAGCCTTAACGCACAGGCGTATGTTTGCCGCCAGCTGTTGCTCGAGATTGCTGTCTCTTATGATGTTCACACCCGTGGCAAATACCTGGCTGGGCTTTGTGTCACGCTCGAAGATAACACCGCAGTATAGCACGGGCTTGCCGTCCTCATAGCGGTAAAAGCTGCGGATTCCACTGTCTTGCAGTCTGCCCAGCAGAGCAGCTACCGTGTCGTCCGTCACGCGGAACTGTCCCAGGTTCTGCTCCCCGAACACCTTAACACCGTCAAGCCCCTGGTCTTTTAGCAGGGTTTCAAGCGTCACGGTCTTATATGCCTTTTTTACGCAGGGCATTTGTTTGAGCTTAAACATTTCGTCCTCGCAGGTCAGCACTATGGGCGTTTTAATGCCCACGCTGCGCACATAGCCTGCAAAGGCAAGCTCCAGGTCTTCACCGTAGCCCGTCCACACCTTGATGCTGTCGCCGCGCTTCACGGGGATTTGTGCCTCACCGTCCCATTTTATGCGTTTTGGCAGAGTGATTTTGCACTCGTCTGTCAGCTTCTCGGTGTCCCTTGTTATCTCTACCGAAGTAACAAAAGGCACCTGCCACGATTTATCGCCCTGTATTTCTATTTTTGCGCTTAAAACGTACATTTAACGGGTGTTTAATGGGTGTTTAATGGGTGTTAATACTCTGTGCTGTAAACGTTATATTCAGTATCTTGCAACGCCGACAGGGTAATAGGTTGGTAGTTGCTTTCTGTGGCCTGCGCCACTGCAAAGTCGGTTATTACCATGCGGTCGATGTCGAAAATTTCCAAAAAGGCACTGTTTACCATAATAGGCTCGTTAAGGTCAAAGAACGCGCGCAGCTCCTTTATTCCCTCAGTGGGGTACTCGTCCACAAACACGCCGTCCTTAACGGCTTGAACGCCCACGGCTATTTGAATGGCGTAGTCGTCTGCATTTATATACTCCTTAACAGTGCCATTCATGCCCACCATTTGGGTGGTCACTATGTTTTTTTTACGGCTCACCGACACGACCGCGTCGTTCATTTCCAACTGTTCGCCGCTCTCCTTGCGAAAGTGAAGCGTACAGAGAGCGAAGCGGTCACGCCAAAATGAGGGGTCGGTCATAGGCGCGGCTATATCTTTTGCCTGCATGGTCGTGCCGTTGTTGTCCCAATTAGGTGGGGCGGCAGTTCTGGCAAGCTTGAAGCGATACAGCGCGCCTTTGAGCTGATGCGCTGCGCCTATGGCTGCGACGCTTACAAAGTTGAAATTAAGCGGTAACATTATGCTAATTGCGTGTCGTTAAGCGCGGAAAGTAAAACCTCCGTTACTGTCTCCCTTACCCGCTCCGCGCTTTCGGTAAGGGTAGCTGTGTGCACCTCGAATTTATCCACCAGCCGCTCGATGTTCACGGTTATATTTCTTATCTTGTCAGCTCCCTTGCTGGCTGTCTCATTGCCAGACTTGCCGCCTATCACGTTAGTGGTGCCAGTGGTCGGTGCTGTCACTGTCGGGACACTCGGTGTCACGGGCAGTCCAGGAATGGCCGCAGGGGTCTGCCCCTTTTTGTTCTTTTTGGCTTTCTCCTTGGCAGCGGCTGCCATTTCCTCGTCGTAGGCAGAGTTAAAGGCTGCGCCCACCTGCTTACCGTAGTCTGAAAAACCGCCTTTTAACTTGTCCAGGGCTTTACTGATGCCCGCACTGTCCAAGTTAAAGCAGGCTTTAAGCAGGTCGCCTATGGCTCCAAATACCTGTTTGGCCAGCTCACCGATGCCTGTAAACACAGTTTTGAACGATGCCCACAAACCCTTCAGCACGGCGCGGAACTTGGCCGACGTGTTCCAAAAGTACACGCCTATGGCCACCAGCGCAGCAATGGCCGCAGCTATCCAGCCAATGATGGGTATGTTCATAATAGCCACCGACACGGCACGGCAGGCTGTCACAGCCGCCAGCTTGAACGCACCAAAGGCAGTCGAAGCGATGCCCGCAAAGGTAGTCGAAGCAGTGCCCGTAGTAACCAGCGACAGCAGGAAGGCGCCCAGGGCTTTAAGCCCCTGCATGATGCCGACAGTAGCGAAGCGCACCACGGCCAGCGTCGCGCGGGTGATGTTTATCATAAACCCGTTGCTAACGAACTGACCCGTCACAAGCTCCCTGTTCAGTAACAGAACCTGTATGCGGGTGGCATACATAAAGCCGCGAATGTTGCCCCACATGTTTGCCCACTGTATGCCTTTTATCCATGTCATAAGACTGCCAAGACCTGTAAATAACGGCATGAGTTGCGCTACAGGCACCAGCACCGACGATAGGGCTCCCGCCCACATGGTCGCGCCGCCCGTCGCTTGAAACAGGCTGATTTTAACGTCCTCAATCTGCTGGTTTATACGCGCCTGCTTTTCAGCGTAGCTGTCCATGATTATGGCCGCCTGTTCCTCTGCGCTGGAGGTGCCCGTTACAGCCTCGGTAAACTCGGCCAACTTGTCGGTACCCTGTACCAGGGCACGCGCCGCGTTGGCGTTCTCCATGCCGAACAGCTTGCTAAATAGCGCACTGTCATTAAGCACGGGTTTGAGCATTTCAAGGCGTTCTTTCAGCGTCTTGTTTTTGTCACCCAATGCCAGCACGTCGATGCCTGCTTTCTCCAATTCCTCGCGGGTGTCTTTCGGCAAGAACCTGCCCTGTGATAGTATGGCCATGGTATTACGCAGAGCCACACCGCCCTCGCTGCCTTTCTTTCCTGCCTTGTCCAGCACCTGAATGGCGGCGTTGGTCTCCTCAAAGCTGACGTTTGCAGCCTTGGCGGCCATACCGCACTGCTCGAGTGCTGCCTTAATGGCCGGCAGCTCGGCACTACCTGCCTGACCTGCTGCGGCCATGGTGTTCATCATGTCGGCCATGGTCTTGCTGGCAGCTATGGGGTCGTCCAAGCTCACGCCGTATTGGTTCATGGCGGTGGTAAGCACCTGCGCAGCAGCCACGCCGTCGCCACCCATAAGTTTGCTCGTTATCTGTATGCTTTCGCCCATGGATTTAAGAGCAGCAGGGCATTTGCCCAATTCTGGGGTCAGCTGCGACAGGAGCAGTTTGTAGCCCTCTACGGCCACACCTGCGTCCGTTCCAAAGGCTTTTGCACTGTCGCGGGCGTAGCCCTCTATTTCTTTGAGAGCGTCACCCGTAACGCCGGCCACAGCCGAGAGGTCGTGCATTTGGCTGTCAAGCGTCACACCGCTGGCGGCCAGCCCCTCAAAGGTGCTCGCCAGACGTTCCACGTAACCGCTGGCAAGTTCAAAAGCAGCCAGCTTTTGCGACAGCTGAACGACCCAGCCCTGGGCACTTTCCACTTTACCAGAAAACTGCCCGACTGCTTCGTTCATGGCATTCATTTTGCCCATAAAGTCGCCTGATACGTTGAAATTATAATCAAACGCTTGCGTCATTGCTCAAATGTTTATACTTTTGTATCAAATTACAGTATGCTTATGCTTGAAACTGTTTTCATATTCATATTAAAGGCTATAACCGCAGTTACTTTCTGCGCTTTCTTGTTCATGCCTTTTTATCTTCTTTTCGTTTTCGTGAGAGCATTGCTCCATGATAAACGCCGTTAAGTGCTCTTTTCAAATAGGGTTTTAATCATTTCGGCCAGTCTTTTCAGCCTCCAATTTTCCAACCACATAGCTGCGGCGTAGTTCGTTGCGAAGTCCTCGGCACTCCCAACTGTCGGGTCGACGTGCAAGTTTGACCGTATGAGGGCGCAGGCTTTCAGGAAGCCGTCCTCGGGGCTGTCTTTCACGTCGTCCCGCTCATTCAGTTGGTGCGCCTCTATAAGTTTTTTAGGCTCGCAGAGACAGAAGCAAACGCCACATTGAGCTGCCCCATACAAGCCGTAAAGAGCACAGCGTCATGGCGCAGGTCTTCACTACCGCCTAACCAGCAGCCGTCGAAGAGCGTCTGTGCGCTTTTCATTTCGTCTGATTTAGCCAGCTTATTGACCGCCGCCATGGTCTCCATGCTCGGGCGTTTGAAATAGCCCACATGCAGGTCGCCGCCGTCCTCTACGTCGATGCGTGTAACCTTTCTGTGCTGGGCTTTCCACTTGTTTATGGTTTCCTCTGTTACATTTCCGTCAAATGTCTTTTTTTCTGCGTTTGGTGTCTTGGTGTCTGTATTCATTTTAATGGGTCTTTAATGGGTTTGTTTTAACGGTGGCCATGGGGTCGGCACTGTGGCCGCCCCACCGCTGCCGTCTATTTGTTCTTATTCCAGTCTATGTGCGACATTACGAGGTCGATTTCAATCTCCTGGCCTGTGTCGCCCTCTTTCCAGCCGCGCCCGTTGTTCTTGAACATGACGTTACGCAACTTGTCGGTCGATACGATGCCCGTATCAGGCAAGTAGCTGACGATGATGTCAAACGGTGCAATGTCCTGAAGCCTGCCCGTAATACTCTGCCGCTGGATTGCTTCGACCTCTTCCTGATAGAGGGTAATTTTGCCCGTGCAGGTAATACGGCCTTTTGCATAGCCCACAGGGTAACGACCTGCGCCGTACTTGGTCACTATGTCCTGATCGTCCTTGTATTCGATGCCCGTAATGCCTGTAACGGGCACGCCTGCGATTGTGAGCACGATGTCTGCCCAATCATATAATTTGCCATTTACGAATGGCACGCCGTTGTTTCCTACCATATTACAGTGATTTTACGTAACCGATTTTAACTTTGAATTTGCGGATAACACCCACTGGCACGTTCTTAATAACCACCTCTATGGTGCCATTACTCAAAACGTCCTGTTCTGGGTCTATCTTTGCCTCATAGCCTGATAGTTCGCCCGCCTTTTCCATGTCCTCAAGGGCTTTGTTGGCAGTCGTTTCCAGGTGCGCCACGGTGTAGCTCTGGAGCTTGCCCGTGCTTGCGTCGATATACACATTACCGCCCAGCTCTGGGGTCAGGTAAGTGCGAATGCCACGGCACGCCTTGTCCATGGTACGCACCAGCTCTATGGCGTTGTAGTCGCTTGTGGCTTTGTCCATGTTATGGCTGGCGTTCCAATAGCTGCCCGACACGCCCACAATAGGGGTCAGGAACATGTAGCGTGCTGTGTCCAGCTTTTCCAGCCATGTTTTGTCGATGCTGCGCACGGCAGTGCCGTCACTCAAAGAAGGCAAAGTAATACCCGAAGGGAATTTCTTAACCCATGAAATGCTTTCATGCACCGAAGCCAAGGACACATGCCCCAGCCACACGCCTATACAGCTGACGGCGTTCTTGGTGGTCTTGTTGCTCGTCTCGGCAAAGAGCTGTGCGCCTACGTCGTTAGTACCGCCAGCCTGGGCGATGATAACGGACACACGGGGCGACGCGCTGGCGATGTTTACAGGGAGGCTCTGGTAGCCCTTTTTGAGGCTTGGGGCATAACCCACAGACACGGGGGCGTTGTTGCTGTCCAAAGCGTCGGCCTGTGACTGCAACGCGGTAACATTCTCGGCGGTCAGTTCTGTAAGACCGTCCCAAATGCCGAACTGACGGATTGCGCCGTCGGCATAGTTCTGCACGGTGGCAAGCTCTGCAAAGGTGTGAGCCGTTGGCTTGGCAAAGATGCCCACATAAAGCATAATGCCGCTGTTAATGCGGAATGCTTCCGACAGCTGGTAGTGCATGACCTTTGTAGCCCACGACGTTGCGTCGCTGGTGATACCCAACGCCTCGGCGGTATCTATGACACTGACGGCCTGCACGGGGTCAGTCTTGAAGCTGGCGGGGATGTCGGCCTCATTAACGTAAAAAATCATGCCCGACACATGGTCTTGGCCTGGCAGACTTTTAGGAATGTTGCCGTTCTGTCGTTTGATTTCTAAACTGTTCATTTTACTGTTTGTTAATGTTTAACTTTTCTACGCAGGTAACAGAGGCAAACCGCTATTACAAGCGACGCTACCAAAATGAGCACTGCCCACACTTTCCAGCCGTTGCGCTGGGTTGTTTGTTGTGTATGGCTTTCGCTCTTGTCGGCCACGCTTTCCTTTGTGTCGCTCTGCACATGTGCTGCGCTCTGCGCTACTGTCTGCGTGCTGTCTGTCTTTTCCCGTGTCTGTTCTGCCTTAACGTCGGCCTTCGTGGTGCTCTGGGTCGTTTCCTTTCGCTTGGTCGCGGTGGTCTTCGTTAATGCGGCTTTGACAGGTGGCAGCCCTGTGACGGTATCAGCTGGCTGGGTAGTATCAAAAAGCAAAAGGTGCAGGGTCTGGTCAAGGCTGACCTCACTCTCTTGGTTTATTAGCTGCTTTAAGGTAGCCTGAAACAGACTATCTACCTGCTCCCTTTTTGCGTTCTGCGTCGCGGTTGTTTCTGCTCCTATACTGTCGGCGACACACTCGGTCGTGCGGCTATGCAAGTCATTTGTGGTCGTCGTCTTCCTCACCGTCCCACAGCTGGCGAGAGACAGGGCACTCGTTAGCATGAGGACAGCCAGGGATTTTTTCAATAGCTTTGCGGAATTTATCAACATTGCGGCGTAGGCTGGTTATTTCCTTTTGGAGCGGCACCACGACAGTAGCCACAAGCAAGTCGTTGGCTTTTCGCACATTGTCCAGCTCCGAACTTTCCACAGCTGACATTTTGGCGGCCACCTCGGCGCGCAGTGCGTCGATTTCGGCCTTGTACTTGTCGCGGGTAAGAATGGAGCCTAACCACGCGCCCAGGGACGCGCTTATGGTGCTGCTGCCTATTATTGCGAGTATTATTGTCGATATGCTGCTCATTCAGGGATTATTACTGATTTATGCCAATTTCACGCAGCCAGGCGGGCACATCAAACGACGGACAGTCTTTTGCGGCTACCTGATAATGGCCGATTATTTTAACTTTTGGGTGCTTCTCGTGGAACTCCTTAACGTATCTTTCCATGGCTGCCTTTTGTTCTGGGGTGCGGGTGTCTTTGGGCTTGCCGTCGGTAGAACAGCCGCCAGCATAAACCACATGACGGCTTACGCTGTTATAGCCTTTTGCGCCGTTGGTTATTTCCCATGCGTCCACCCATGCGTCCTCGTTGTTGTCCACCAGACGCTCCACGCTGCCATTAAGGTGTATCAGGTCGGTATAGCCTACCTGCTTCCACCCACGGCCACCCTTTGAAACGGGCGACAGGTGCCAGTGGCGTATGTCAGCCGCCGACACGTCGCGCCCCTCGGGGGTGGCAGTGCAGTGTAAAACCAGGTATTTAAGTTCCTGTTTCATTTGTTAGGCAGTTTCTACGGCGCTGACGATAGCGCCACGGGTGCAGTCTGACTTCAAAGGCAGACAAATACCCCACTTTCTAAAGTTTACCAAATTGCGGTGATAGAGTGGGTCTTTGACGGCTTCGCTGTAATACATTTTCACGCTGCCGTTGGCTTTCATCATGCTTGGCAAGTGGAAAGCCACAGAGGCATGGCGGTCAGTTCCTGCCGCTGCGGTTGCAAACGCTTTCTTATTGCCCGCGCTGGTGTAGTAAGGCGTGCCGTTATACTCGTAGATGTCAAAGCCGTAAAGACGCGCGATTTTGCCCTCGGTCTGGTTGATGTTATAAGCGTCGCGGAACTTCTGGTCGGTGCCCAAAAGGTCATTTATGTGTTCGGAACAGAGCACCAACACGCGGTCGGTCGATGGCATACCCATAGCGTCAAAAGCCGCCTTTAACGAGATGATGTCGGCAGGCACAATGCGCTTGCGCAAAGTGGTAGCGTCTTTTTCTCCTGTGGTGCGCAGCACAATAGTCTTACCAGCTTCGTGCTTGTCTGGAGCAATGGCATGAATGGCTTTTCTGCGCACGCTCTCCTTGAGGGCTTCGCGGTGTCGTTCCTGAACGCTGGCCATTTTGTCGTAGCTTACTGCGTGCAACTCGTCGTCAGTCACAGGGGTGGCTTCAGTGTCGAACTTGTCCAGGCTGACGGGCTTGTCTGCGTCTTCCAGTCTAGTGATGTTAAGAGGATAAGTGCTGTTATTTACCAATACTTTCGGGTCGCCGCCGATTTCGGTAAAGTGGATAACGTCATTTTCCACATATTGGTCATAAGAGCGGATGCGGTCGTACCAGCCCAATGCCTCGGGGGCAGTTCTGAACGCCTTAATCATTTCGCCCGTCCAAATTTCGGTGAGCACACCTTCATGGAGGGCGTTTGCAGGCATGAAGCTGCCAGCGGCCAAAGCGATGCCGTTAGCCACCAATGCACCAACGGCAGGCGTACCGCCCACGGCGCAAGAAATAGTGGCACCCATTGCGCTGTTTACGCCGATGCTTACAAGCATCATGCACAGCACACTAAAAATTTTTGTAATTGCTTTCATTGATTTTCTGGGTTATAAATGTTTATTTAATGATTGTTTAACGACTGTTAGCGGGGCATTTCAATGCCATACTCGGCCTTGTAAAGGCGTGCGTACTCCTGGGGCTGCTCCTTTTTCAAAGCCTCGATTTTGTCGGAGGGCACCTCTGACAACTTGGCAAAGGTCTTATGCTCTCCAGCAGGCGCGCCGTCTGCGCCCGTCTCCTTGTTAATCAAGTTAAGGGGCTTTGTGGCGGGTGCCATGCACTCCAGCGTTTCAGCAAGCTGCTGCACGCCTACATTCTTACCCAGCTGGATAAAGTGGTCGCGCTTGGCCTCTGTGATGCGCTTGTCCTTAACTGCCTGGTCAACTGCCGCAGTGATTGCGGCAAGCTCCATGCTTTGCGCCTTGTCGGCTTTGCCTTTGAGCAGCTGCACAGCACTGTGTACCTGCTCCTCGGTCGCATCCTCTGCGAGACCGAGCAACTGTAACGTTTCTTTTCTCATGCGTTTGTTATTGCTTTTATTGTTAATACTTGCCGCTGGCTTGCCGCCGTCGGCGTTATCTTTTTCTGACTTGTTCAGCTCCAGAATTGGCAGAGCTTCGCACGCTTCACCTGCCGCCAGGGTAAGTAGCTGGCCACTATGCGAAAGCTGCAAAGCGTCGTCATTGCTTCCGATGTCCACAATGCTGACCTCTGTAAGTTTGGAACGTAGAACCGTGGCGCGGGTCTGCCCTGGTAAGAGGTGGGCAGGATCGACGCTTGTCTCTACGATGTCCAGCCCTGCGCTGCACATTTTCAAAAAGCCGTTTTCCCATTTGTCGGCTACCTGCTTGGCGAATGGGTCGTTTACGTCAAAAACGGGCGTGCCCTTTAGCGCGTCCCCGTCAAAATGTAGATTTTCCACGCGCCCGATAGGAAGTGGGCTGCTAGTACTAAAGCTCCTACGGTGCATCCACAACAGCACGGGGTTTTTACCGTACTGCGTAATGTCGATGCCCGCAGTAATTACACGGCTGCCGTAACTGTTAAGGCGGCTCGTGCTGATAATCATTTCTTTTGCCATTTCTCTGGTCTTTTTTCTTTGGTTGTTGCGGCGGCAGGACTCGAACCTGCGACCTGGAGGGAATGAACCTCCCGAGCTACCACTGCTCTACGCCGCGATGTCTGCAAATTCTTTCGCAAAGGTGCCGCCTTTTTTCAACCCCTCAAAAAATAGTGTAAACTCTTGACCCACTTTTTTTTACTCTCGGCTTTTATAGGGAATTTTGCGCGACAAATGAGTAATAAACCCCGCAGCGTTTGGCTTCCCCATGCGCTGCCCTAACACATTAAAAATGTATGAATGGCGACCAAAAAAGAGCGTGAAGAAAAGAAAGATTACGCCCGCATATTGTTTATGCAGGGCGACAGCCAAAAGGTCATAGCTGAAAAGACAGGCATATCGGCACAGACCATTACAAAATGGGTTAATGGTGAGGGCTGGCAGGAACAGAGAGCGGCGCAGAACATTACGCGCCCCGAACTTGTAAACAAACTGCTGCGCACTATCGACAAAATGCTTGAAAGCGTAAACAACAGCGAAGATCCGCAAGCTATTAACGGCCTGGGCGATAAGTTGGCCAAATTCTCGGCCACTATTGAAAAACTGGACAAACACACCAGCATAGTGGACGTTATCGAGGTATTTATGGCGTTTAGCAAATGGCTGCAATTTCAGGCGCAGTTTGACGAAGACATTACACCCGAACTGCTGAAAACCATAAACAGGTACCACAACCAATATATTGACTATCTAATGCAAAATAAATTGATACACTAACATGCCGAATTACGACAAACTGACAAAGAAAGAGGCACTCGAACTGTGGAAGCAACACTGTGCGGACGTGCAGACAGCTACCACTATAGGGCGGGGCGAAACCAACGCCCAGCGCGACCAACGTATTAGGCGCGTGCGTGCCGATTATGGCGCGTTTGTCGATTACTATTTCCCACACTACACCATGAACCCGCAGACAGGCGCGCAAACACCATGCGCGCCTTTCCACATTAAAGCGGCCAAAGAGGTGAAAGCAAACAAAAACCTGCGCGCCGTCTATAAATGGCACCGTGGCGCGGCAAAGTCCACGCACCTGGACATATTTATCCCGCTATGGCTAAAGTGCCAGGAACAGCGCGAAATTAACCTCATGGTGCTGGTGGGTAAGAGTGAAGACAACGCAAACACACTGCTGGCAGACATACAGGCAGAATTACAGTACAACCAGCGTTATATTAACGACTTCGGCGAACAGTATAACAGCGGCTCGTGGGAAGATGGGCAGTTTGTCACCAAAGACGGCACCGCCTTTTTTGCCCGAGGCCGTGGTCAGTCTCCCCGTGGTCTGCGCTACCGCAGCCACAGACCTGATTACATTGTAATAGATGACCTGGACGACGACGAACTCTGCGAAAATCCCAACCGCGTGCAAAGGCTCACCGACTGGGTAAAGGAGGCTTTGTTCGGAGCCTTGGACGGTGGCCGTGGACGATTCATCATGGTGGGCAATCTCATTTCAAAAAACAGTGTGCTGCAAAAGATAGCCGAAACAAAAGGCGTGCGCGTCTCACAGGTCAATATATTGGACGCTGACGGCAACGTCTCATGGGCGGCCAAATGGACACGCGCAGAGGTGCAGGCCATTGAGGACTTCCAGGGTTATAGGTCATTCCAAAAAGAATATATGAACAACCCTATTGTCGAGGGTGCCGTGTTCCGTCAGGATTGGATAAGGTGGGCGAAACGCCCGCAGTGGCGGCAGTTTGATGAAATTGTCCTGTATATCGACCCGTCATGGAAAAGCACCCAGAAAAACGACTATAAAGCCGCTAAAATGTGGGGCAAGACCAAAAACGGCCAGCTGTGGCACCTGCGCGCTTTCGTGCGGCAGGCTACCGTGGCCGAAATGGTGCGCTGGGTTTACGACCTCTACGAATGGGGACAGGCTAATGGTGTGGCTGTTAAATTCTATGTGGAGGCCAATTTCATGCAGGACATGTTATTGGACGATTTTACCAAAGAAGGCACACTACGCGGCTACCAGTTGCCAATACTGCCCGACAAACGCAAAAAGCCTGATAAGTTCCAACGTATCGAAACCAGCGCGGCACTATGGGAGCGTGGCTTCGTCTTTTACGATGAGAGCCAAAAGGACGACCCCGACACACTGCGCGGACTTGACCAGACCCTGGCATTCCAAAAAGGTATGCGCGGCCACGATGATGCACCCGACGCTGACGAGGCCGCTATCTCCATACTGCAAAAGCACTCTAAAATTACAAACTTTACGCCGTCTTTCGGGAAACGGCGAAACGCAAAAAATGTAACATGGTAACTTTTATTAAAAAACTTGTGCGCGCCACCGTCTTTGAGTGGCGCAGAAAACGCGCCATTAAAAAGGCGCAGAAAGATGCTGACCTCCTGCGCCGTCGCTTCCTGGTGCTGGTAATGGACGGAAAGCCCACTGTCGTGTCCATGCAGGGCATTAAAAAACTCATACGTACCCACCGCTTTGCAAAGGGTTTCACCGCAGAGAAAGCCCGCCAGATTGCTATTTATGTAGCAGACCCACAACCCGTAAAAAAGTAAGCAAATGTTTTTAACTGACGAAGACTATAAAGCCGTATGCGACGACTTCGAGTTTGAACAGCTCCAGGCGCACACCGACATACGACAGACGGCAGAACAGACCGCTATAGAGAAAATAAGCAGCTACACCCGCGATCGCTACGACATGCAAAAGGCGTTTGCCCAAACGGGCAGCTGCCGCAATGCCATGCTGGTGGATTGCGCCGTAAACATTTCCCTGTATATTCTTGTGCACCGCCTGCCGCAGTCCATGGGCAGCGAAAGGCGCGATGAACTCTACGAGGACAGTATTAAATGGCTCAAAGACGTGCAAGCTTCCAAAGCTACGCCAGACCTGCCCCGTTACATTAGCGATGAGGGCGACACCGACAGCCACAACCCCGTGCGCTTCGGCTCTGGACTTGACAAAGTGGGCAGTTGCACATGGTAATTTATTAACCGTTAAACACCCGTTAAATGAACGTATTAGAAAAAATAGGCAGTATTTTTACAGGCCGCCAGGCATACAGCAGCGCAGAGGTGCGCCGCATTGCAGAGTTTGTAAAGAGCAAAGAGGGACGCCGCCTTACCGCCGAACTCATACGCCAGACTGACAGCCTGACAAAAAAGGACATAGGCATGTGGCGGCAAGCCTGGCAAATGGCCATTAACATAGACAACCCCAAACGGCAGAACCTTTACGATATTTACACCGACTGCCTCATTGACCTGCACCTCGAGGGCTGTATTGGCCAGCGTAAAGGCATGGTGCTGAAGCAAAAGTTTCGCATGGTGGGCGCAGATGGCAAAGAGGTGGAAAAGGCCACGGCTATGTTTGAGCGCGAATGGTTTAACGACTACTGCTCCTTGGCTCTCGACTCTCGTTTCTGGGGTCACTCCCTTGTGCAGTTTGGCGACATTGTGAAGAACTCGGACGGGTTGAGCTTTGAGGGCGTGGAGCTGGTGCCGCGTAAGCATGTATGCCAGGAGCATGGTATGCTGCTGCGGAACACGGGCGACGATTGGCGCAGCGGCATTAACTACCGCGATGGTGAGCTGGCAAAATGGTGCTTGGAAATTGGTAAGCCCTACGACCTCGGTCTGCTCTTGAAATGCGCCCCGCAGTGTATTAGTAAAAAAAATATGCTGGGCTTCTGGGACATGTTCGGTGAAATTTTCGGCGCGCCTATGCGTATAGCAAAGGCCACCACCACAGACGATGCGGAACGTGCCAAAATCGAGGCCGCCCTTGAAAACATGGGCAGCGCGTTTTGGGGTCTGTTCCCTGACGGCACCGAAATAGACATTAAAGAGAGCAACCGCGGCGATGCTTACAACGTTTACGACAAGCGCGTGGATAGATGTAACAGCGAAATTTCAAAGGGTATATTAAACCAGACAATGACCATTGACGCGGGCAGCTCACTTTCACAGTCAGAAACCCATTACGACGTGTTCGAGAATGTGGTAAAGGCTGACCAAACCATGCTGGCGAACAATGTAAACGACCACCTGCTGCCATTCATGCAGATGCACGGGTTCCCTGTCGGCGGTCTGCGCTTCGAGTGGGACGACGCGGCAGCCTTTACCCCGTCAGAACAGCGCGAAATGGAGCGCGTATTGCTGGAGTATTACGAAATAGACCCGCAGTATTTCACCGACAAATATAACGTGCCTATTACAGGCGTGCGCGAAAAGAAAACACAGCCCGACTCTTTTTTCGCGTAAGCCCCGCGCTGGCGGCTGACCTGCGCGAAAAATACGGGGCTTTCCATACAGCAGTTAATGGGCTTTATGAAGACGACACCCTACAGCTTGCCGCTGATGACGACGCGCCCAGCTTCGACCCTGCCGTCTTTGATGCCGTGGCCGACCTTATCTATAAGGCTGGCGGCTTCGACATAGAGCAGATTAAAGATCCCGCAGCGCGTAAGCTCATACGCGAAACAGTGGACGCGATTAACAGCGGCGTGGATGCCCACCTGCCTACCGACGTGCCCGACACGCTGCGCTATGCCCTGGAAGAAAACAGCTTTATATTTTCAGGCTTTAAGACGTTCCACGCCATGCGCGAAATAGGGTTGTCGCTCGTCACCGACAAAGGCGAAATAAAGCCTTATGCCGACTTTCAGGCCGACGTTTTGAAGCTCAATGCAAAGTATAACACCAGCTACCTGAATGCCGAATATAAGCACGCTGTAGGCACCTGCCAAATGGCTGCCAAATGGCACGACCTGGAGCGAGACGGCGACCGCTACCTATTGCAGTACCGCACGGCAGAGGATGATCGCGTGCGCACCGACCATGCCATGCTGAACGGCATAACCCTGCCGCCGTCCGACCCGTTCTGGGACAAATACTACCCGCCTAACGGCTGGGGCTGCCGCTGTACTGCCGTACAGGTGCGCCGTGGCAAATATACCGAAAGCGACCCCGCAAAGGCCATGCAGCTGGGCGACAACGCCACAGAGACGGCAAAGCAGCAGATTTTCCGCTTTAACCCTGGTAAGGAGCTAAAGCTGTTCCCGCCTAAACACCCGTTTTTTAAGGCACCAGCAGAGGCAAAAAAAGCCATTACGAAAGTGAGCAAAGAGGAACAGGCAGAACAGCACAAAAAGCAGCTTTACGACCAACTGCCCGACAGCATGAGCAAAGAGACACGCGAGGCTATTGTGGCCAACACTCTGGAGCTTGAAACGGCATTAAAGGCCGTATGCGGCAAACCGATGACGATTTCAGAGGCTGACAGGCAAAGTGCCAACCCATTATGGGAACCGCAGTACATAGAGGACGAAAACGGACGTTACCGCGATAAGGCAGGAAAACGTTACAGCAAAAACACCAAATACAAGCGCGCTTATCACATAAACTGCCAGACGTGCACGCCTGCCTATGTTCTGCGCCTGCGTGGCTTCGACGTGGTAGCAAAGGGTAACACACGCGGCTCGAAAAGCAACTATTTAAGCCGTGGTATGCAAGCCTGGGAATGTTGGCAGAACGCAGACGGCACACAAGCCAAACACACCTCAGTGCGCAAATGGTATGAGGGTAAAGGCTATACAAGCATGACACCTGAATACTATAAAGAATTTTTTGAGGAAATGACAAAGGAGGAGGGCATTTACGGCCTTTCTATTGGCTGGAAAGGTGGAGGCGGTCACATGACCGTGTTACAACGTCTTGCCGACGGCTCTCTTGTTTACATTGAGCCGCAGTACTTCGATGACACCATAGGCGAACAGCGACCGATTACAAGCCTGTGCGACAGCGGCGAAAAATACCCACATGAGTGCAGGGGTATAATGAAACTCGATGATAAAATTTTTAATAAGGATTTTGCGCAGATTTTCACAAAAACAAAGAAATGACCTTTAAGGCTTCTTTGTCGTTTAATTCCTGAACCTGCCCGTCACCATAAAGCCATGCAACAGGAAAACCAGCGCAAACGTTGTCAGGAAAGTGGAAATAATAAGCAGCTGCCCCGTCAGGCATTTGCCCCAGGTATTCAACGCGCTGGCCATACATGGAGACAAGCTCCTCGGCCTCTTGGCGTACTTGTGTAGGTATAGTTTGCTGCTTCATGCTCCAAAATTACAACTAATTACTGATATGCGAAAATATAATCGTAAAAAATAACAATGTTAGACCCTCAAAAGCTCAAAAAGGACATTATAAGCGACATGCGGGTGGAACTTTCCGAAGAGTTCGACAGAAACTTCACCCGCAAAGCCTTTTTTACGGAAAAGTGGAAAAAGCGCAGGAACCCTAATGCCCTCGGTTCCCTGCTGGTGGTCACGGGCAGCCTGCGCAGGTCAATACAGGCCAAAGAAACGCCCGACGGGGTTAAGTTCACCTCTAACCAACCTTACGCCACACTGCACAATGAGGGCGGCAAAGGCTCGGTCACTGTGAAGCAGCACACCCGAAAGAGTAAAAAAGGTAAGCCCTACACCGTTAGGCAGCACACCCGTGCGATGAACGTGCCACAGCGTCAGTTTGTCGGCGACGGCGAAGACACGCGCCGCCTTATTCAGGGCGTTATAGACGACAACGTCCAGCGGTATAACGAGGAACTAATTAAAGCATTAAAAAAATGAGAAAACAGCTATTTTACGCCATTGCGCAGCGCATTAAAGAGCAGGTGCCTGGCATTAAGTTTATCGACCTTTGGAATGAGCACCTCGCCGAAATTACCACCACTACGGCGTGGCCTGTGCCCTCGGTCTTTATTGAGTTTGAACAGTACGACGTGCGGCAGTGCGCTAACCACGTCTGCATGGCCGACGTGCCCGTGCGGCTGCACATCATTACACGCACACAGAACTACGCCGCAGGAATAGACGACAAACGCATCGACGCGGCTCTGGACTACTTCGACCTGATAGACCAGGTACACGCTGCCATGGTCACGCTCTCGGGGGAGAACTTCTCCACGTTCATGCTCACTACCTCGGCCACCAACCACAACCATGCCGAACTACTGGAAAGCATAGAACGCTACGTCACCCGCGTGCAGCTCACTGCTGGATCCCGAACCGCCCAGCAGGTCACTGTGGCAAAATTACGCCTGAAATAAGAAAAGCCCGCCAGCACTCTATAGCTGACGGGCTTTTCCTTAAAATTCCAGCAGGCCGCCGAATAAATCGGGCTGCTTCGGTGTTTGTGGGGCGGGTGGCTCTGGCGGTATATTCAGGTAATTTAGGTAAGTTCTATAACACATCGGGTAAATGGGGTAAATATACTTTTTCCACACCGCCTTGTAACATTTTGCGTTATTTCCTGGCTCGTAATGCTGCTCGGTCAACGCTTTTATAAGTTTCACACGGTCATACGTGCTTTTGTAATGCCGAAAGTTGCCCATTTCCCGATTTTTTTTGTAAATTTGCAGCGTCCTTTATAACACATCGGGGGGCGCGTTCTTCTGGCTTCGGCTTTACGGGGGACGTGCTTTTTTTGTGCCCGCTTTCATGGCTTTATGCGTCTGTTACTGAAAGCGGGATAATGTGCCAGCCTTTGTCGTCCTTAAATTCGGCACGTATATACAGCTTTGTTTCCGTTGGCTGGTAGCTTTCCTCGATGATACGCACACCCTCCTGGAATGTTTCATCGCCGCTTTCGTCGGCCATTTTGCGCAGCTGGAGCACACGGCTGGCTTTCAGTGTGCCCTTCTGGTCGCGTGCCAGCAAGCGCATAACGGCATTAACCAGCGCGCGGCTGTTGTCGTCTTTTGCCAGGCTCTCTATATAGCTGCGCACCATGGCGATGCCGTCCTCCACCGTGTCTCGGTATGCGTCTATGGTGTTACAGCCCAGGGTTATGCGCATATTGCCGTCGCTGGTGGTAAACGTGTGGCTGTGCTGCCCGCCCTCTTTGGTCAGGCTCATAACGTCGGCCTTTATGTCCAGCACCGACTTGAAGTTGCCGAAAACCGTATTTTTAACGGTCTTTATCTGCTCCGACAGGCTCATAAGCTCGGGTATAGCCAAAGCCACCTGCTCGTCCACCAGCTGCGCATACATTGCGCGGTTTTCCTTGCGCTGCTGCTGACGCGCTTTCTTTTCCTGCTCTGCCTTGAACGCTGCGAACTGCGCAGCGTCCTCTGCTGTCATTTCGACAGTCGTCTTTTTCGTTTCGTCCATTTTAATGGGGTTTTAATAGGTGTTTATATTCTCTTTAATATGTCGGTGCAGCTCTGTGCTGCCTCGGTGTCGCCATGCACCAGGAACGACAGAACCTGGAACACCACGGCGGTGATTTTCAACAGGCCGCCTATAACGGCCAACGGCAGACGTACTGCCACTTTCAGATAGTTTACTACATTCTTTTTCATTGTCTTTTTTGTTTTGTATTGTTAATGTTCAAATAGTACTTTTATGCCGCATGAGCTGGCCACGTCAAGCTCCAGCTTTGCTCCTTTCGACAGCTCCCAGCCTTTCAGCATGTAGATATAGTCACATTTCAACAGCAGGCCTATGTCCCTGCGCATGTGCTCCCTCCAATGTGATGACTGCGGCACGCCGTTGTTAAACGGGTTTACGGGTTTATAGCCCGCCTTTGCCAGCGCGGTGGCTGCACGGTCAAAAGTCGCCATGCGCTCCTTCAGGTCGTAGTGGGCTATGCCGCCGCTAATATAGCAGAGCGGGAAAGCATTGGGGGTCGCAGATAACGCCTCCTGTATTACCTTTGCCCAAAAGCTGCCGTAACGCTCGGATCGGGTGACGGTCAGGCAGAAATACGGGAACGACGCAGCACAGCGGCGGGTTTCCTCATTCATTTTTTTGTTTCTCTTTTTTCTCATGTCATTTTGTTTTATATGGTTATTAATCGTTATCGTCGTAGCTGTCCACCTCGTCGCGGAACTCTGCCATGTTGGCCTGTGTTTCGCACCATTCTGCCAGCTCTCGCATAAACCAGCAATATGCCTCGGTGTCCATTTCCATGGTGGCCTCATTGATTTTGCGCTTTAACTCGCGCATCATGCTGTCCGTACTCATTTAATTTATGTTTTTAAGTCCGTTGTCGGCAGAATAGAGAAATACCACGTTTTGGGGCTGCTCTGCTGTCACGTCGTCCACAGCGTCATGGTCTTTCACTTTGTTATTAAACAGGTACACCAGGTTGCGCAGACGCTCCAGCGGGATTTTATTAAAGTCGTCTTTCTTGGCGGCACGGCAGGCTATGGCTTTTATGATAGTGGCGTTGCACTCACGCCCGCACATCTTTAGCCAGCTGCCTATGGCGGCCATGCACTGTTTGCGCTGCTTGTCATAGTCCTGCTGCTTTTGGTTGCCTGCCTGCTTCGACAGCTTCGCGCAGATGTCCACCAGGTCGTGCGTATCTATGTCTCGGCTACTCTCCACACCGTAGGCCTCTATGAGGCTTTGCTTCTCGTCTGCCGTCATACCCAGCACGCTGCAAAGCGTGTGGAACTTCTTTAGCAGCTGGCGGTGTATTGTGTCCATTGTTTTGTTTTCTTTCATATTGCTGTGGTGTTAAATGTCTGCCCAATACTCGCGCGCGCCCTGTTCCCAAATGGTATAGTCCTGGCCGCCCTCGCCTTTGTCGCTGTCCTCATAGCGGGTCGTGGCAAATGCCTTGTAACCCTCTACACGGATTTTAATGTCAGCATCGTAGCGAATGTTTTTAGCCATGTTTCCCTTTGGCTGGCCTTTGTCTTCGTGGGCTATGAAGACAAACAGGGTGTTGGGGTTGTCGTCTTTCAGGCGGGTATAGTCGCGCATAGTGAAGCCGATCCAATAGTTCACACTGTCTATTACCACAATGTTAGGGGCGTTCTTCTTGGTCAAGCGTTCCCGTATGTCCTTTAAGCCCTCTTTTTGCAGCAGTATAATTTTGCTGCCTGCTTCTTCCATGCCGACACGCTCCCAGGCTTTTTGCAGCGACAAGCTCAACCCCTGCTCCAGGCTGTTATATGCCACCCTGCCGAAATTCGTAAGATATTTGCACAGCTGCATTACATAGGTCGTCTTTCCGCTCCCACTGCCGCCGTACACTATCCACGCGCCCCGCAGCTCTGGTCGCCCCAGGCTTGCAAGCCATGCCCCTGTAAAAGGGGCTGTTTCAAACTTGGCCTGCATCACGTTCTTGTTACTTATCGCCCTGCGCATGTCGTTATACTGGTTTAATGTCTTCTTTCTTTTTAGCTGCCCACACGGCGCGCTTTACGCGGCGCAGGTCGCATTCCGCTCCTGCTATTATTTCCTGTATGGTCTTCGCGTCGGTCACGCCGTTTGCCTTGCACACTGCCGCTATGTCTTCGCCGTTGATTACTTGCAGCTGTACGAATTTGCGGCCTATGCGGCTATATATTTCCTCATAGCCTTTCTTTTTGAGCCTTACGCCGCGTTCTATGCGATTTTTAAGGTACTCGGTGGCCACCATGATAATGCCGCAGTGACCCTCCAGCTGGTTGTATAGCGATATAAAGAAATAGAGCACCTGGTCGCGCAGCTTGTCGGCCTCGTCCAGAATAATAAGAGGCGCGTTCGCGCTGTTAAGCGTTTCCACTATGGCGTCCATTTGGTCGCTCACACTGCCGCCTATGTCCTTACCCAGGGCGCGCAGCAGCTTGTTTATGAATGTCGGACGGTTCCAATACTCGCTGCACATGAGGTGGTAAACGTTCTGCCTGCCCTTGGCGTAGCTCTTTATGGCTTCGGTCTTGCCGCAGCCTGCAAAGCCCGTAATGGCTATTACAAGGCTTTCTTCTTTCGCCTGCTCCATAAGGAACTCCATGCGCTTATACGCGCCCGTCTTCACTATCTGCCACGCGCTGGTGTCGTGTCCTACCTGGGCGGCCACGGCGCGCCACAGCTCGTCGCTTATGGTGTCCCACTGTCCAGAAAGCATTTTGCTTACTGTTGCCGTACTTGTGCCGTTAAGGCTGCGGGCTGCTTTGTTCTGGCTGCCCATTTTGTCGCAGTATTCTTTAAGCCTCTGGGCTATCTGCTGTTTTTCGTCCTTTATCATATCGTTTAATGCGTTTTAATTGGTTCTTAAAATATGTCGAAATTTTCGGGGTCTTCTTCCTGCCACCCCGTTGGCATGGCGGGCGTAGGTTCCACCGTCTCCACCGTTACGTCCTCTATCTCGGCCACGCTCATGCGCTGCTGTGCGGCGGGTAACTTATGCTGTCCGTGGCTGTTGGTCAGCAGCAGGCGGCCTAACAGTAGGGCTTCTTGACGGTCGGTGTCCTGTATCATTCTGTCCACCGTTTCGTATGCCACGCCCAACTTTTCGGTAACGTGTGTTTCCAGCTGCTTGTTAAAGTTCCTGACAGCTGCCAGCTGTTCCGCGTCACCCTCGCTGCGCTCTGCCAATGCCATAGGCTGCACATACTTCTCCTTGAGCATGTAACGGCGG